TAAACCTGTAAAGGCTAGAGGATTTATAAGAAACAACTATGTAATAATTAAGAACAGGGAAGGTGGTAAAGTATTTGATGCTGCTGCTATGAGGTTAGGTTATGAAAGTGCAGACAGTATGATACAGTCATCTGAGACTGTTGAAGAAGAAATAAATAGAAGACTCAGGCTTCTAGCTATCGTACCTCAATTACAACCTAATGAACCTTACTAAAAGAAAAACCCCTAGTGATCAGCTAGGGGTTTAGTTTGTGGGAGTGTTATTATTTATTGGCTTTAAGCATCCTGTCTCGATACTTGTAAGCTTCATCCACAATCTCGTCAGATCGTAGGTACTTGCCAGATGCAATCAAACCAGACAGAGCGCATCCAGCAAAGTAATCCCCAAGCTTTATAGACCCTTGGGGAATAACTTCTTTGCCTTTCATTAGAAACTCTTGGGCTTCCTGCTCAAGGGTTTTTGTTTTTTTATTTATGCTCATTGATTTCAATTAACTTATTTAAATACCAACGTGCTTTCTTTAAATCTTCTATACCATTCTTATACCTGTATCTCCAGACATACTTAAGAATGTTACCTTGTAAGTATCCTTCACTTAAATCATTTGTTGCAGCCAGGATAGCATCAATAGCTTCGATACCACCTACATTGTAGTGTATTGGTTTATCTACTGAGTCGTATTTCTTCTTTTCCATTATCTCTTTTCTCCCTGCTAAGTCTATTAAATTAGTAATATCTTCACGCCTTTGTTCACATTCATAACAGTGATCATCATCGTCTAGTAAGTATCCACAATGTTCACAAGTCTTACTCATAATGATACTTCCTTTTTAAATAATAGTCAACCTTAAACTAGATCGACAACTTCACAAACATCTCCTGAGCAAGCCATTGTCTGCATAGCTACAGTGTTATCTTCTTGCTCATACTCACCAAGCTTAGACCAGTCGATCTTCTTAGGCATTAGCTTAAGTAACTCTTTGTACTCTTCCTTAGTACAATCCTGATATGGTGCTTGCTGATAAGTATGATCAGAGTGTGGCAAGAATGACACACCAGACATTTCATCGAAGTGCTCATACACAAACGCTCCAACCTCTAGCCATTCATCGTCACGCACAGAGATAGTTACTGATGGCTTGTGCTCACACCAATGACGCTGATAGGTAAGCCACATCTCTAGTTGTTCGATGGCAGTCATATCATTTCGAGTCACTGCTTTGTGTGGTGACTTCTGAGGAAAGCTAAAGACTGTAGTGGTATCACCTTTAAATACACAAGGCTCATTAGGTATGCCTTGGTCTTTCATGAACTGAGTAAGAGGATCTTTGTTGTCTCCTCGAACTGTCCTGATGTAGTGAGGTGAGTGTCTAGCGTGTATGCCACTAGCACTGTCCACTAACTGTGACACTGTACCAGATGGCTTGACGCAGGTGATAGCCGTAGACTCAGGTATGCCTAGACGCATAGCCCACTCTTTGTTTGTTCGTACTGCAGTCTCACGCAAATGATCTAGTGTTTTGTCTAGACCTTTATTGTGAGAAGTCATTAATGGATTGTCCATTATTCCTGTGAGCGACACACCGAGCAATCGTTCCTCTTCGGTATTTCTCTGCCACACTTTACGCAGATATGGAAACTTAGTGTAGGAAGACTGAATAGTTCCAAGAATTGTTGCCAGTTGTACCTTACGATTAAGATCATCAATTGTATCTGCAGCCCTAACCACAACCTCAGTGAGGTTACAAAACTGGTAAGGCCGTAAGATAATTTCTGAACATGGGTTAGTACCAAAGTCATAGTTTGGATCACGTCTACCATACTTCTCAGCTTGTTTCTTAGATGCTTCACGATTGAATATCCCTCTCTCACCTGACTTACTCTCAACAAGAGCAGTCCATTCTCTCATAAAAGTTTCAACGTCAGGCTTCTCTCCGTAAGCTACAGAGTTGTTAGACAAGGCTCGATGTGCAGCAGTCTCCCACCACTGTCCTGACTTAGCATGACGCATACGATCATCACTTAGATTAGATAAAGATATCATTGCTGATCTGCGTACACCACCAACAACTACTATCTGTCCAATGAAACACATAAGGTCATGGCATTCCATAGAGGTAAGCCTACGGCCTTGTGCATTCTTAAATGTTTGTACTGTAAAGTTGAACAGTTCGACTAGGGGTGCAGGACCACTAGCCCTACCACCAAATGTTCTGAGCCTAGATCCTGCAGGGCGTACACGAGAGACATCCCACTTAGGTATCTCACCTGCCCACAGCAATGCTAGTAGTTGTCTGAATGCTTTAGCCCAACCTTCTTTACTGTCTCTAACTGCTATAGTTGTGTCGCTATCAAACAACTCAGGTATCTCTGGTAGTTGTTGCACAAACTGTCGCTCTACTGAGAAGCCTACACCAGTACCACATAGCAGTATAAACATAGCCTCATCGAATGACTTAGGGTCATCGACAGGTAAGTAACTACAGTTGTAGCCTGATGTGTTATCTCTTTCGAGAGCAGGTCCAGCAGTCATCATTGCTCTCATACTTGGCATTACCTCAAGGCTGAGGATAGCCTGTTCGATCTCGTTAGCTGTACTCTCTTCAACTTTAGTATGCACAACCTCAGAGACATACCGTCCTACTGTCTCAGGCCAAGACTCCCTGCCTTTACCATCGAAGTACTTTGCATAGCGTGACTTATGTATAAATGACTGGTAGTCAGTCGGTAAATAATTATTCATCTCTTGTCACCACTTCCCTGCAGTGTTCCTCTTTCTTTACGTCCATATAGTTTCTCGATATTACCTAATGCAATATCATGAAGACTAACGTTAAGATCTCTAGACAGAGCAGCAACATACCAGAGGACATCACCTATCTCAGCTACTATTGCTTCACGATCAAAGTCATTATCACGTAGCATCTTCTTTACTTTGTTAGCTACCTCTCCTGCTTCACCTGCTAATCCAAGGGCAGGATAAAGTATTTGATGTGCTGTTTTGTACACAGCAGTCTTAGCTGCTGCATTCTGATACTCATTCAAACTCATATCTTTATTCTTATAAGTTTCGTTATAGTATTCCCACGCTTCTAAATCAGTTTCATTTAACATTCTTCTACTTCACACTCCTCTACAATAATATCATCTATATCATACATGGCTGATGATACAAGTTCCTGAACAACTCTAGGCATATCTGATAGGTCTGCCTCTATGAAGTTAGCCTCAGGGTCTACAGCTATCGTCATTCTTATATCATACCTCATAACAAGAACCTTTAGTTATATTCAAACCAATTAATAAATCAACCATATTCTTTTTGCAATCTATCAAGAGATACAAACTCTGGTTCATATATACCATCTCTTATTTCCCTCTTGATGACACAACCTTTCCACCACTCTAAGTTAGATTGTCCTGCCCATTCTTCGCTCCCACCTTTGAAACATCCTGCAACCAAGCCGATAATTGGATTAGGGTGTGCAGAATCTTTAAAATAGATAGAACGTTTATGACTATGACCACAGGTAGAAGAATGGTTTCTATTCTGTAGTAAGGTGTAACCATGATGAGTACCAGACATAGCTGTGCCATAGTTACCACTAGCAAAGTAATGAGCATATGATATCCCATCGTAGTCAGCGATTGAAGGTGCTGAGTACTTATACTCATGGTATTCATCGAACCAGTGATCCGTTTGAAGATGCCCAAAGGATATCCCATACTTTTCTCCCTGTAGTCGGGGGTCATGGGCGATTGCTCTTTTAATTCTGTTCTCATGGTTTCCCTCGAATCCAATCCAAAATGGTTTCTTATACTTTCTAATACTAGGTTTCTTTCTTAGTCTCTCCATAGCTTCATTGTAGTGATCAACGTCTGCTTCATAGTTCTGAGATACAATAGCCTCTGGATACTTTGTATCAAAACTATTTAAAGATTTCATGTCAGCACCATCACCTAGATCTACAACATAACTAGGATTAACATCGTAGATTAATTCACCAAGTAAATCAAACCTATCGTTAGGTATTGTTGGATCTGTGTGAGCACAACTGAATATCACTGCTGTTTTATTGGACATGTTCTATCACCTTTCTGGTTTGCTTATGTGTGTGATCTTGTTCTGAGTTACCCCATTCGTCAATAGCAAATGGACCTGTCTTATGTAACCTGTCAACATCGTCCATTGCGTCTTTCATATTACGGTAAAAGTATTCTTCTTCTTCCTCTTTTAAATTAGATACGCTTCTAGTTAAACATAAGTTCCATATGTTACCATCTTCATCATCATACGGACCTCGTATAACTTCTACTATCTCTACGACTGGAACAAATTTATTACTCATCTTTTATTTCCTTTAACCATTCTTTTGGTATTGTCTTGTCTGCATATTTAAAACCATGCTTCTTACACCAATCACCATAAGAACTCTTAGCACCTTTGTAAAGTTTAGATCTACTATTATTAAAAACAAATCGTATGTCTAGATCTGGAAACTGCTTCTTTATTTCTTTGTGCTTACGTCTATCGACTGATATAAATCTTCCTTTCGTTTCTATTATTATTCCATTCTCTAATACAAAATCAGGGGTGTATGTTCTTACCTTTAGATCTACCCACTTAATCTTTTCTTTTTCATAAGTAAACTTTATCTTTAGTTTCTTAAGATACTTAGCCATGTCTTCTTCAAGACCAGACCTATACCCTGCCTGTATACCTTTTAATCTATTCCTGTTGAAGGACATCACTGTACTCCAAGTCTTCGTGAACCATAGGTTTCTTTACAACCTTCGTTAGAAAAACAGGACGATCAGAATAAATAAACTTACGTAATCCAGGATAGCACTCCTTCTTAAAATCACAGTACGAACAGGCACTGCTAAGTTTTTCATTACCATTAGGATTCTTAACAGACTGAGGCACAGGCTCGTACCCTCTATCTGGTGGCTGCTCCCAAGTTACCATATCCTTCAGGTGATTAACTTCTTCTTCTTTTGTTTTTAACTCATCAGTAAAGTCGTATACGTCTAAGCAGACGTGACCGTTAACTTTATCTATAACAAGAAATGCACCTTCGGTTTTGTTAGTTACCTTGGGGTCATCCTTAGCTGCGTAGACATAAGAAGATAGTTGAGAGATATATCCAAATGGATCATCCTCTCGTAGGTTACCCTCTTTAAATTTCTTGAACGAGTAAGGCGATGCTGACTTAACATCAACAGTCATACCATCAATCACTGCATCCCTGTGTCCTTTGATACCATGTACGTTCAGTCTATCCTGCATACCTGTGACACTATGTCCTGACACAGCAGCTATAGTTAAGACTAACTCCTCTATGATATCACCGTAGAAGAACTTCAGTAATGCTGACGGTGGTAGTACCTCACCCTCACCTGTCTTGTTTATCTTATACCAAAGTTTTCTTTCGCACTTAGTACCGAGAGAAGACAACGACAGGTATCCTCTTGGCTCTTGTGGTTTAGAAAACCTTTGCTCTGCCATATGCGATATGTTTGTAGCCATAGCATCACCAAGAGTATTATCCCAACCATTGTTACCAATGATTGTCTGCTCGATGTCTTGTACTAATGTGTCTATACTTTTCATTCTATCCTCTTTTGGTTTGTTGCCCCCACCCAACTAAGGGAAGGGGCATTCTCACACAACACAACAAAAAGGAATCACCTAAAAGGGAACAGCTTCCCCATCAACAGCTTTCTTAGCTGCTGATTTCTTAGGCTTTGCTTTGGCTTCTTTTGAGGAGTAACTGGACAGATCGTTGAAACTACCAGAAGATCCACCACCTTCTGATTCAAACTCAACATGATCAACAACCTGAACAGATTCAAGACGTGAGCCAATACGTCCAGAATTTCCAGCAGGATAGATTGCTACTCGAACAACACCTGTCGAGCCATTACCGATATAACCATCTATATCGAAAGACCAAGGTTTGCCCTTGATGTTTACAACCTTAGGTTCTCCACCCTGCCAGTCGAACTTACCTTTATGTGGACGAGCCAGAGTTACTTTAGTACCACCCTCTACCTCGTGCATTGCCTTAGCACAGCCAGACTCTTTTAGTTTAGCTGCATTCTCAGCGTCCATGATGACAGTAACTTTGTACTCACCATCTTTCTCTTCGTTCCAAGCGGCACGATCTCGATTATGTTCGAAGACCTTAGCCCACTCTAATGTACCGAAGACTTCTACGATTTGTGTTTTAGATTCTTTTGCCATTTTACCCTCTTATGTTTATGACGTTATTAAACTGATTCGGCTTGTAACATAATTTTTAGTGTGTGTCAAGCCAGTTTCTTCCAATGTCGTAAGATCCTGGAGTAGGTATCTTAAAGCCTAACTCCTGCCCTACTTCAAGCATACAATCTGCTTGTATCTTTCCTAACTCTTTTGCTTCTTCCTCTGTTCCTATCACCTCTGTTTGATACTCATCGTGTATAAACCCTACTAACTTAAAGTTTATATTTAGTTTCCTTGCCTCAGAAGTCCACCTTAAAAGTGTGTGCTTCATGAGAATACTTTCTCCTGACTGTAGCATACCTGCCAGAGACTTGTGTGTTGACGGTACTTTAACCTTACGTCCATCGTAGCCAGTGAAGTATCCTTTCTCTCCAACAGCAGGTATAAGTTTATTCTTTAGTTGAGATAGCCCATCAATAGATCTAACAAAGTTTTCTCTAGCCTCTGTAGCCTGACGCTGATTGACCTTCAGTATCTGTGCAGTCTTAGCAACACCTGCCCCTAGTAACCAAGCATATATAAAAGTCTTAGCCATATCTCTAGTAGCATGGTTGATACCTAAAGCACGCTTGTTAATGTTATGTATGTCTGTCTCTTCTTCTCTGTTACCTTCCATGATAGCTCTAGCATACTGATCAGCATCAAAGTATCTCCAAAGTAGATCAGCTAGTACTCGTAATTGGATTCCGTCAGCATCTGTACCTACTAGGAAAGATCCACTAGGCACAGTCCAACAGGCTCTGAGGTGAGAGTCATACTGCTTCTTCACTTCCTCTACTGCTGACCTTGCATCACCATGAAAAGCAGATGGTATGTTAGCTGTGTTAGGTGCTTTGTGAGCACACCTACCAGTCCATGCACCAATGTTGTTTATTGTACCATGAACACGTCCATCCTCTCCTACCTGCCCTAGCCACTCCACCAGTGAGGATCTCCTACCTTCAAGGGTCAACCACTTAGCTAGAGCTTTAGCACCCTCAGGGGCGTCCTCAGGTAGTGTGCTAAGATTATCCTCTGAAACAGTCCATCCGTAGTGTTCAAGATGTTTCTTCTTTTCATCATAGAAATCTTTAGTCATTGAGGATATAGATGTACCATATGGATCACCAATAGATAGTCTATCGAACTTGATATGTGTCTTAGTTTTGTCTACTGGTTTCCACTTCGCACCCCATAGAGCATCAATCCTATCCTTAGGTGAGGCAGGTTTGAAATCTATCCAGTTGTAGCAGAGTAGATCATCACCCTGTCTATCCACTAGAGCATACTTCTCTCTAGCATTCTGTACAGAAGACATCTCTTCTCCATCCTTCTTGACCCTGTACTTGATAGTGTTGACAGGTGTAAGCTTAGGTGGGAAGTCTACTTGAAATTGTTCTTCAAGTATATTCATCTGAGTTTGGATAGCGTTCAATAAGAACTCAGCCTTGTTAGAATCAAATGCAAAACCATTATACTTTGTACGTACTAACTCTACTTGTAGATCATGTTCTGCTCGAAGAGATTTCTTCCAGTCAGGATCGTAGATGTATCTAGCAAAGCGATCATGTAAAGCTTCTGTTGTGTCTAAGTCTCCAAGCCAGTACTCAACCATTCTATCTGAGAACTCTTCGAAGTTATGGAAGTCACCCTTGTGAACACCAAGGCGAATACCCCAAGCCTGTAGACTGTGTGGACTCTTAGCACCCTTAGGTATATCAATGTCGTAGTTTACCAGTCTCGATATAAGTAGAGTATCTATAATCTTTGAAGGATCTATAGTCTTTGGTGCTAACAATCTGTTTAATTCTGGTGCATCAAACTGTACAAAGTTATGCCCAACAATATAGTCGAGAGATTTGTACCACTCGATAGCAGCAGCCTTAGCCACTGGATCTTCATGACACTTCTCGAACTGGTAGACCTCACCTGTCTGTAGATCTTTACCACCACAGAGCCACAGCTTGTCACTACCCACTAAGGTATTTGTTTCTATGTCACTAACTGCTATCTTCATACCTTGTAAGATACCTCTTCTAGTACTGTTGTTTCTGGATCGTAATAGACTGACCCTGCCTTACCCAACTTAGCAAAAGGTCTGTTCTTATCAACAATAAAGTAAGTTGTGTTTCTCTCTGTCTCCTCTTCAGCTTCTGTATCACGGCTAAGTTTGACACAGACAATAGCTTCTTCTTCAAGGGAAGCAGCATACTTGGTACGCCCATCGTCATTGACCTGCGAGATAAAGATAACACCAATGTTTAGTTCCTTAGCAAGCTGTGCCATTCGAGCACCAAGAGTTGTCAATGTACTGGTAGCTCCTTCAACCCCTGCATTAGACAGGTAGGCTAGTCTCTGTACATGATCAATAAAGATATAGCTTGCACCATAAACTGTAGATGCAAGTCTCACATAGTCGAGTAGCTTCATAGGATCATCGTGTGCTTGCATCTCAAAGATAATTGTTTTGTCATCTTGTGCTGCTACCTTTGCAGCATCAACAACCTCATCTTCACTTACACCATTTTCTGCAGCATCTTCTTTTGTTCTGACGTTACAGCCTAGCTGATAGGTAGCCATTGCTCGATACGTTGTAGACTTCATCTCTTCCATGTGAAGCAAAGCAATCTTAGCGTCTGACTTCAAGAGTCCAACCTCAAAGTATCTAATCAGTTCTGTTTTACCCTGACCTCTAAGAGCCTTGATAAAAGTAAGACCACCTTTGACTAGACCTCTAATCTTATCATCTAGTCCAGTGTGACCAGTAGGTACATACTCATATGGATTCTCAGTCTTGATTGCTTTCTCTACTTCGATGTCACCAACAAAGAAATTATCTGGTGAGAATCGCTGAGGTTTAACAGCCGCCCACTTGAGATCCTCTTGGTCACCTGCCTCGATGAAAGCATTAGCGTCCTTGTGTTTAGTCAGAGGTACATAGTAAAACTTCTCAGGAAATAATTCGTACAGTCTAGTAGCTGCACCCTTACCTGCCTCGTCTTGTTCACCTGCATACACAATCTCTTGGAAAGAATTGAGGTACTCAAAGTTTCTCTTGATGAACTTATCTGATAGTGACGCAGAAGGTATTGATTTAACAGGAAAACTTTTACCTAGTGCCTGATAGAGAGAAGCTGCATCGAACTCACCTTCAGTTAGGTAGATACGCTTACTAGATCCTGCGTTAAAGTCAGCCCCAAAAAGATCTAACAATGCACCCTTCTCTTCAGTCCAAAACTTTTTCTCTTCGAAGCCTCGATACTTTACATTAGAAGGATACTTGAAAGCATATCTAACAGGATCTCCCTCACCATCTATCTGTAACTGTATGTTGTATAACTTACATACGTCCTGATCTAATCCTCGAATACCTTTGTAGGTTGCTGAGTCTATCTGTCTTAAATGTACTGGTGGTTTCATTGCATTCACTGGGTAAGTTTCCTCTGCCCACTCAGCAATATCATTTCTAAAGTTAGGTCTAGGATACTTTCCTACCTTTCCTGTTTTGGTTTCACACACATGACAGAACCCTGATTTGGTTGCTGTGTTGTAGTAAAATCCATCTGAACTGCCACACTCTTTGTATGGGCAAGCCACTCTTTCCATGTCAAACTTTTTGTTTTCTGCTGTGCTCATGTTGTATCTCCATCACACCAATTATCCCAATCATCATCACCCTCATACAACTTTTCGAGAGCTTTGTCAAACTTAAAATCACTAGTATAAATTTTTAGTATGTCTACTATCTCATTTGCTTTTAGATCTTTAGTTTTCATAAACTTTAAAATCCAGGCTAGTAGTTCCTCACTGTCCATTGTTCTTTAACCTACGTTCATTCGCTCTGTTACGTTCATCTAAACTAAATGGTCTTATGTCATTGTAGCTTGAAACTTTATCAACAGATTTGTTTGTGTTAAAATCTACTATGACACCAGTGTTCCACTTAGCACACTCCTTCTCTGCGTCTGCCATGTTATCGAACAGTCGGGGCTTAGGGTAATTAGGAAATCCTTTTGTATCTTCTGGCACATACATAATGTCACCATCTAAATCAATTACTATTGCTAGTCTCATCCATCTATCCTTTCTTGTACGTCTTCATACTCTGGAATACAAATGATATCTGTCACTGGATCATTGAAACCTGCGACTGCTATTATTTCTATAGCTAGTGTATCTGAATTGGCAGGGCTGTTGACGTATTCAACACAAGCATTCTCGTGCTCGAACTCTTTGTTAAACACAATGAACGAATCACCAAAAGTTAAGGTCACTAGTACTAACCAATTCATTGTCTCGTATCCACTTCCAAGCAAGCTAACATCTCTGCGCTAGTGTTGACTAGCACTACAGCTTTAGCCAAAGCCTCTTGGCAGTCAGTGTCTTTTGTGAACGTACCTAACTGGTAGTGCTCAACGCCTTGGCTAGTGATTAGCTGCATCCAAACTAATATCCACATCATGTTACTTTCCTTCCTTCTCTTTATCTTTTTGAGTCTCTATCGTAATCATATTCTTTCTATCGTTGATACCTTGTATAACTTTACCCCACTGATTATCAAGAGTATCAATGTGTCCAGCCATCTTCTTAGCTATCAATATCTGCTTTATCTTTCGTAAAGCATCAGGTGATATCATTATTTGTACAGTCTTATAATCGTCCATGCCTGTCTCCTAGAATCTATCTCACTGGTATCACATTTTTGTTTATCATACTTGTCCATCTTTCCTATCCAGTGTGTGCAATCATCATGCTCTGTCAGTGGTAGTACTTCTCCATCTTTTTCTTTTGCCATTCCAAGAACTCCTCTTCTTTGAAACCTCGATCACTTATAAACTCTTGAAGGTCATACACCTGATCAAGGAATAGATTTACTAAATGTTCTAATGCTTCTCTGTTATTCCAAAACTTATCAAAGTATTCTTCAACGGTTTCGATACCATCGAAGTCATACTCTGTGTACTTTGTTTCTTCTTCAGTCATTTCTTTTCCTTTTTATTAAATGCAGAGACACCCTAGTTATATCACCGTTAGTAAATACTTCTAGTACTATTAGTATTTATTTTCTATAAGAATAAAAAGACTATTAGTATTCTTATAGTAGTACTAGAAGTATTACGTAGGTATCTCCTTTCAGATTTCAAGTGTTCATTAAATAAACAGCAAACCAAAACAATAGATTTGTGCCAATCGCTACTATTTCATATACCAAATTAATCCTTCTCCCTGTCATCTATTAATCCTTTTCTTAACATTTCTTTCGCATCGTCATACTGTCCACTGAGCATACGGTCATAGCTCCACCTGAACCATGATATAGATCTCTTACCGTAGGTATCAGGTTCACCCTCGATGTTTTGCTTATCGTTATCAGTATAGGAAGATCCTACCTTATTCAAGTTAAGAAATTTTAATAATCCAGGTTTGTCCACTGGTACATCTACACTGGTGTAGTCTTTACCACACATCTTACGTGCATCCAGTTGTGTACCTGCCCATACACCATCACTATTTTTGTACAGTTTCATCAGTGTTCTCCTTAAATTTATCTCTAGCTACGCCTGTTTCCTTAGATAGCTTATCAGCTATAGCTTTGGCAAGTTCTTTGTCATCGCAATCAATAATTATTTCCATGTGTTCCATCTCTTTCTGTTAGGGAATGTTTCTCTATGTAGTCTTTGGTGGTGGTATTCATAAGCAGTCGAAGGTGCTAGTCCATAATGTCTAGCCGCTTCAGCTACACTTCTAAATGTTTTACCGAATAGTCTACACTCTAACTGGTTCTGTATGCGTGTAGGCTCGTACTTAATTCTAGCGTGAGCGTGTAGTCCTTTCGGTTGCATCAGCTTTCTCCTTTCTTTTCTAAGTATGCCTTAACAAGTTTCTTATCTCTGGAAATGATAAGGATCTTACCATCTTTATCATAGCCAATGTATTTATTTTTATACGTCATGATTTGGGTCACGTTTATTTTTCCAATATGTTGACGGTTCTATTCGTATGTACTCAAGGTTATCCCCTTCGAACATACCAAGTATGTCTTCACAATATCTACTTTCATTACCTACCGTTGCTGATATCCTTTCTTTTGTTTCATCATAATACTTTACTACTACATCAAATATCATTGGTGTTTTTCTATCTATCATATGAGGTGCAGTGTATTCATAGTCAGTTGAGTTAGTTATTTGTATCTGTTTCATGTTCTTAATTCCTTTCTTATAAATACATAGGTAGTCATGGTTGATCTTTCAAGACCTCTTCATAAAATGGATGGCCTCCATGCTCCCACTCAGTAGCTACTCTAGGGTCAACCTCATCTAGTTCCATGATCCAGTATAGGTCACCTAGCATAGCCACTATTTGTGATCGACTGTATGCCTTCATGTTAAAACAAATGTCTTTCCTGGATTTTATGTCAGTGCGTATTGTTACAGCCCATGTCTTCATCAGTCCATCCTCACTATGTGGTGACCGCCTGATTTCTTAGGCAGTGCGACAAAGGCATAAGGGTAGATGTATCCTACACCATCATCAGTATTGATCAGGAAGTATGGCTCAAGGTCTTCATCATCATCGTACCCATCCTCAGAGACATACTTACCATCAAGGGATACCTTACCCTTCATAGA